GATGGGCACCCTCGACATCCAGACGGTCTCCGTCTACGAGGACGACCTGAAGCGCATCCTGACCGTCGTCGTCACGGACCTCGAGGGGAACCTCTCCTATCCGACCTCGCTCACGGTCGAGAAGACCGTCGAGCGAAAGAAGATCAAGCAGGGCACTCCCTTCATCCGCACGCGCCTCAACTCGTTCGGTGAGCAGATCTTCATCCTCGAAGCGACGGCCGACGAGGTCTTCACCAAGCAGCAGAACATGGTCTCGAAGGCGATCCGTAACGGCGTGCTCCGCCTGCTCCCTGGGGACATTCAGGCCGAGTGCCGTTCGCGCATTCTCGAGATCCGCCACGGTGCGGCGGCGAAGGACCCCCAGAAGTTCGCGCGCGAGGTCGCCGACGGCTTCGCGAAGCTGAACGTCCTGCCGTCGCACCTGAGGGAACTGCTCGGCCACGACCTCGACCAGGCCAGCCCCGCCGAGCTCACGGAGCTCCGCGAGCTGTGGAAGGCGATCAACGAGGGCAAGACGACGTGGGCCGCGGTCATCGCCGACGTTCGCGCGGAGCGGGGCGACGACGCGGATCGGTCGAGCGATCCCGCGGAGCCCAAGCGGTCCGGCCTCGCAAACCTCACCGAGCGCCTCAAGTCGAAGGGAGACACCAAGCCGGCAGCGGAACCGGCCACGGACGAGACGAACACCGCAACCGCCGAGGCGCCGGTCGCCGCGCCGACGACGTCGACACCCGAGCCCCCCGCCCCGTCCAAGGAGTCGCCCGCCTCGGAGAAGCCGGCCCCGGCCGCGCCAGCGGTCGACTGCAAGCACCCGGCGATCGCTCGCTTCGCCAGAGAGAAGGCGCACCGCGGCAAGAGGATGAAGTGCTCCGCGTGCGGGCTCGATCTCCGGATCGGCACAGACGGGACGCTGACCGCCGAGCGGCTCTCCGAGTAGCCCGTGCGCGTCACCAGCGTCCAGATCCGGAGCGTCCTCGGGGTTACTGAGCGGTCGCTCAAGTGCGGCAAGGTGACGGCCGTCAGCGGCCGGAACGCGTCCGGCAAGTCGTCGATCCTGGCTGCGATCCAGAACGCCCTTGGGGGCGGCAACCTGGCGAAGCTGGCGAGCGTCGGCTCGGAGTCCGAGCCCGAAGTAGTCCTGGTCCTGGACGATGGCGCCTATCGCGTCGAGAAGGCGTCCGACGGGACGCGCGTCCGGGCCCGGGTCGGAACGAGCGCCGCCTACGAGGACGTCAGGCGGCCGCAGAGCTGGCTCGATTCCCTCTTCGACCCTCTCCTCTCGAACCCCGTCCGCTTCCTCCAGGCCAAGCCCGAGGACCGCGCGGACCTGCTCCTCGAGGCGCTGCCGCTCGAGATGGACCGCGCCGCCCTGGCCAGCGCGATCGGCGCCGACGGAATCGCGGCCGCCGGCTCCAAGCTACGGGACCCAGGGCACCCGCTGCGCGTCCTGGGGGCGATCCGCGAGGCCATCTTCGTCGAGCGCACCGGCGTCAACGTATCGGCCAAGGACAAGGCCGCCAGCGCCTACGAGCTGCAGAAGGCGCTGCCAGCCGAGATGCCGGGCGACGACCCGGCCGGCGAGATCGCCGAGGCCGAGAGGCTGCGCGACGAGCTCGCGGACCGCGTCTCACGCGAAACGGCCGCGGCTGAGTCAGCCTACTCGCGGACCCGGGCCGAGGCCCAGGCGTCGCGGGACAAGCAGAAGGCCGAGATCGAGGAGGGCTTCCGCGCCCAGGCCGCGAAGATCCGGGCCAAGCTGGCGAAGGACATCGCTCAGCTCGAGCGCGAGGCCGAGGCGAGGATCCAGGGCCTGCGCGAGCGAGGCGAAGCGACCCTCGAGGCGGTCGAGCGCGCACTGGCCGCCGAGCAGGAACAGGCCGCGGGTTACAGGCGGGAGGCGCTCGACGCGATCGCTGCGACCAGGAAGGAACTGGACGTGGCGAAGGCCCGCGTCACCGAGCTCCGGGCCGGCACGGACGAGCGCGCTCGTTTACACGAGACGAAGCGCCTGGCCGACAAGTTCGAGGGCGAGGCCGCGGACCTGACCGCCAGATCGGAACGCCTGACGAAGGCCCTCCACTCCCTCGACGCCTTCAAGCGTGCCCTCCTGAAGGACCTGCCTATCGAGGGCCTCGAGGTCGAGGGCAGGGAGATCAAGGTCAACGGCGTTCCGTTCGACCAGGTCAACACCGCGCTCCGGATCCGGATCGCGGTCCAGGTGGCCACGCTGCGGGCGACCGGCCGCGCGCTGCCAGTCGTGTTCGTCGATGGAGCCGAGGCCCTCGATCACGAGCAGTTCGACGTCCTCGTGAAGGAGCTCGAGGCCTCCGGGGTCCAGGCGTTTCTCTCCCGGGTCGAGGACAGCGAGCTCGCGGTGGAGGCCCTCGCCTGATGAGCGGCTACGAGCGGATGCGGGCCAGGCAGCAAGGCCACTGCCCACTCCGCTCGATCGCGCGCCTCGTCGCCGCAGCGTATCGCCGGTTGGCCAGCCGCCTCGCGAGGTCCCGCTGATGCCCTGCGATCCCGTCAAGCTCCCGGACGGCGGCATGGCGCTCGTCTGCTCGCGCGGACGTCGCTCAAGGCCGTGCCGCTATTGCGGCCGCGCTTCGTCGCGTCTGTGCGACTTCCCTGTGCTGCGGGGTCTCCACAAGGGCACGTGCGATACACCGATCTGCGAGCGCTGTACGACGCGAATCGCGGGTGACGGAGATCTGTGTCGAGTTCACGCCCCGCTCTGGGACGCTGCCCTTGGCAAGCCGAAGGTAGGGCCTGGCGCCGAGGAGCCGCAGCCGTGAGCGAGCCTCGCCTCATCGAGGATGAGGGCCTCGCTGCGCGCACGCTCGAGGTCCGCGCCGGCTGGTGGTTCTGCCCGAACTGCCGATTCCGTCGTTGCTACTCGACGCCGGCCGGCGCGATGGAGGGCATCGGCAAGCACCTTCTGAATGAGCACGGGGTCCGCCTGGCGCTCCCGCGGCGTCATCACGGCGGCCTGTACGGGGCCGGCCGGTGAACCTCCGCGCGCTCTCGATCCTCGTCCTGGCGATGGGCCAGTGCGGCTCCGACCAGCCGCCACCACCCGAGCCGATCCCCGTCACGTACGGCGGGGATCCGGCTGGTCGCCACATGGCCTACTTCTGGGACACCAGGGGCCGCGTCGTGACCGTCGAGGCGGCGCGCGAGCGCTGGGTGACCGTCTCCGGCATCGGACGCGCCGAGGTGCCCGCCGGGCTGCGGGTCCGGCGCTTCTGGTCCTTCGTGGCGAGCGACAGCGGGACCTGCTTCGAGGGCAACTTCGACATCCTCGACGAGTACGGCACGCCGCTATTCCCTCGCGCCGAGCACAAGGAAGTCCCGTTCAAGGTCTATGACGCCTGGAAGTACCTCGACCCTCCGGGCGGCGAGTACGTCACCACCGGGCCGCTACTGGTCCGCTGGGACTGTCGCGTCGGGTGCGAGCAGCACGACCTGACGACGCGAGCGCCTATGCCTGGCGTGTTCGCGACCCGCTGCCACATCAACGTGAACCTGGAGCTGGCGCCGTGATCCTCTTCCTCAACGCCCTCGCGGCCGTTCTGCTCGTCGTGACGTCGGCGTTCCTCCTGCGCCAGCTCTACCTGTGGGCCGAGGGCGAGCGGCGCGCACGGCGCCGGAGGCGGGTCGCGTGATGAGGGGACTTCTCGTCGGCCTCGCCTACGCCGGCTTCGTGGCCTTGATAGCGGTCTGGTTTGGGACGTGGCTGCACCGGAGGAGTCGATGACCTCCGCTCCCCTGCTGTTCCTGCTCGCCTGCGTGTACGCTCTCGGCTTCTTTGGCCGGCCGCGCCCCTGGCGGCCGCCGGCCAGCGTCCCGGAGCTCGTGCTCTGCGCCGACTGCGACGGCCCGCGCCAGGTCCGCCGCGATGGCCGCTGCTGGACGTGTGGGTCCGCGTCGACGCTGCGCGTTGAGCGGAGGCGTGTCACCGCGCACCTCCGGAGGGCTGCGTGAGTGACCTCCTGAAGATCGCTGACCTCAACTGTTCGCGCTGCGGGAAGCCGACGAGGCTCGCCGCGCGGATCGGCGAAGAGCTCTTCTGCGCGGCCTGCTGGAACAAGGCGGGTCGGCCATTCCCGCCAGCAGGATCTACCGCCGAGGCGCATGCCGCTGAGGTCAAGACGCGTGAGCGCATGACCGCTCGAGGCGGTGCGGATCGGTATCGCGTGCGGGCGGGGAAGTCGTGAACGGCCTCATCGTCGACCTCTTTGCCGGCGGTGGCGGCGCGAGCGCCGGCCTCGAGGCGGCCCTGGGCCGGCCGGTCGACATCGCGATCAACCACGACCCGATTGCCCTGGCGGTCCACAAGGCGAACCACCCGGACACCCAGCACCTCGACGCCGACATCTGGGAGGTCAAGCCCCGCGAGGCCACCCAGGGCCGCGAGGTCGCAGTGCTCTGGGCGTCACCCGACTGCACTCACTTCAGCGTCGCGAAGGGAGACGTCCCACGCAGCCAGAACATCCGCTCGCTCGCCTGGGCCGTCGTGCGGTGGGCGAAGGCGGTGCGGCCGCGCGTGATCTTCCTCGAGAACGTCACCGAGTTCCGCGGCTGGGGCCCGCTGCGCCAGGACGGCAAGCCGGACAAGAGCCGCATGGGCCAGACCTTCCGACGCTGGTGTTCGACGCTCCAGGGTCTGGGCTACGTCGTGGACTACCGCGTCCTCGACGCCTCGCTCTATGGCGCGCCGACACGCCGACGGCGCCTGTTCATGGTCGCGCGTTGCGACGGTCAGCCGATCCGCTGGCCCGCGCCGACTCACGGGCCCGGCCTGGCGCACGTCCACACCGCGGCGGAGTGCATCGACTGGTCGATCCCGTGCCCCTCGATCTTCGAGCGGAAGCGGCCGCTCGCCGAGAAGACGCTGTGGCGGATCGCCCAGGGGATCCGCCGCTTCGTCCTGGACAGCCCCGCTCCCTTCGTCGTTCGCATGGCGCACGGCGAGGTCGCGCCCGATGGCGTGACGAAGCGCCGCGGCCACGGCGCGCAGCCCGCTGCCGATCCACTGCCTACGATCACCGGCTCCAGCGGTGGAGGAGGATTCGCAATCGCGACCCCCTCCCTGGTCGAGATGACGCACTCGAACGCTCCGCGAGGCGTGGATGAACCGCTCGGCGTGGTCACGACGCAGCACAACCGCTTCAACATCGTCGCCCCGCACCTGGTGAAGGTGAACCACGGGAAGCGCGAGGCCCGTGGGGAGCAGCTCGACCTGCCGCTCTCAACGGTCACGGCTACGCAGCGCGGGCATGCGCTGGTCGCGCCGACCCTCATACAGGCCGGCTACGGCGAGCGCAAGGCGCATCACGGGCGCGGCCCTGACCAGCCGGCTCGTGTGCTCGACCTTGGCGAACCGCTGGGCACGATCGTCGCGCAGGGCCGCAAGCATGCGCTCGTATCCGCCTTCTTGGCGCGTCATTTCGGCGGAATGGTCGGTGCGGACCTGGGCGGGTCGCTCCACACCATAACCTCGAAAGACCATCACTCGGTGGTGACGGCCAGTCTGGAGGCGACGGATGACGGCTCTCGAAGCGGCTCAACGGATGATCGACACGGGAGTGATCGAGGTGCGTCCGGACGGGACGGTGTGGAAGCTGCGGAATCTCAACGCCACCCGACTGCACGCACCGAAGCGCGCCGAGACTCTGAGCAAGCGCGGCTACCTGATGGTGCGAGTCAACATAAACTCCCGCGCGTTCCTGCTGGCCGCGCATCGTCTGGTGTGGACGGTTCTCAAGGGGCCGATCCCGTCCGGCATGGACATCAACCACAAGGACGGCAAGCGGACGAACAACCATCCCGAGAATCTGGAGCCGGCGACGCGCAGCGAGAACCATCTGCACGCCTACAGGGTGCTGGGCCGACCGCTGTCCAAGACAACGCCGAGGCCGATCCTGGCGGCGATCGCACCGGCGGCCAAAGCGCTGCGAGCGCAGGGGCTTTCCTTCGCCGCCATCGCCCGTCAGCTCGGGATAGCGCAGACGACGGCGTTCCGAGCAACCCGCACGGCGTAGCCGACCACACGCGCGAAGTCCGCGCCTTCCTCACAGCCTTCTACGGAAGCGACGGCACGGCAGGGAAGGGCCAGGGCCTGCGCGCCCCGCTGCGCACGCTGACCGCGAAGCACCGCCTGGGCCTCGTGACGGTCGAGGGGATCGATTACCAGGTCGTCGACATAGGGATGCGAATGCTGGAACCGCACGAGCTGCTCCGCGCGCAGTTCGGACGCTTCGCCGATCTCTATGACCTGAGCGCCGCGCGCACGAAGGCGGCGAAGGTCCGGCTCATCGGAAACAGCGTGTGCCCCGAGGCGGCTGAGGCGCTCGTCATCGCGAACAAGCCGGAGACCGAAGAGGAGGCTGTGGCTTGAGCCTCAGTCGACCTTCTCCTGCTCGGCCTCGAGGCGGACCCGCTCGTCGTGGTCGGCGAGGAGCTGCTCGGCCCACTTCGTCAGCACAGGCCCTCGCAGCCCGGACTTCAGGCCCTCTCGAATCTCGGCGATCTCTGCGTCCGTCAGCAGGCGTCCCACACCCGGGAGCCTACCGGCCCGCGAGGGCGAGTGAGGTCCGAGCGTGAGCGTCTCTTGTCAGCTCTGCGGAACGATCTGGCATCGCGACCCGCGGCTCGAGGTTCCGTGCCCAACCTGTATGGCTCCCGTAAGCAGACGCTGCAAGCGTCCATCGGGTCACGACGTGTTCGGGGGCGAGGGCCACCCGCAACGTGAGGAAGCCGCGATCGTCGCCGGATTCCTGACCCGAGACTGCCCGGGGGCGAGGAAGCCTCGACGCAATGGAGCCGCGACGGCGTGAGACACGATCCCCGCCAGGGCGGCCTCGACTTCACGGCCCCCAAGGCGCGCCGCGCCCAAGCGCTCCAGGCGTTCCACGCTCGCGCGCACGTGACCGCGGACGAGGTCCAGGCCGGCGAGCGCCGCGCAGCGCGTCAGGAGGCCACGCTGCTCGCATGGTGGGCAATGCAGGACGCGGCCGTGCCCGGCGTGCGGTTCACGCCCAGCCAGGTCTGGGAGAAGCTCTTCGAGCGTCGCGTCCCGCTGACGTCCGTCCGCCGCGCCATCACGAACTGCACCGCGCGCGGCGACCTCCAGCACTGGCCAGGTGATCGCGTCGAAGGACCATTCGGGGCCAAGGAAGGTCGCTGGTCTCTTTCGTTGTCCTCACCGTCGGAACATGCCAACCAACGAGAAACGTTAGGTTGATGCAGGTCCCGAACCTTCGCCACGAACCGACGCGCGACGAAGCACCGACACTTCCTCCCTACCTTTCGCATGCGCCGAAGCTCCTGACCACAGGCGACATGGCGATGGCGATCGGCACCTCGCCCGATTGGGTCCTCACGCTCGTGCGTCGCGGTGAGATCCACCCGTGCAACCACACGTGCCACTGGCGTCACCGGCAATGGGAGTTCTTTCCGCTCTTCCATCCGAGCGAGCGGGACCGGGTGGTCGCCGAACGGAGCGCGGCCGGCAAGGTGCGCCCGCAACTGGCCAGGGCGCCGCAGCAGCTCACGCTATTGCTGCCGATCGACGGCGGCCGCCGATGAAAACCGCGGTCCAGCAGCTCGAAGCAATCGTGCGGGTCTGCCCGAAGCATCGCCTCGTCCTGCAGGAGGGCCGGGGCGACACGCTGCGGTGCCCGCGCGGACACGCGACCGACACGTGGCTCGTCGTCGACAGGAAGAAGGGTCGCGCGATCAGCCAGGTGGACCGGGTCAAGGGAGAGATCGACATGCTGAGCTCGAAGCTCGAGACGAAGGCCGAGGTGAAGGACGTCGGCAAGACCGGCACGCTGGCCCGCGAGAAGTTCACACACGCATGCGGCGAGACGCTCTGGATCCGCTTGATGCGCGTCGCGCCCGAGCTCAATGGCGCCGACCCCTATCGGATCCGCTTCGAGGTCGTCAGCGCGAAGGGCACCCGCCGGCAGGGCTTCTTCGCGACGGCCGGGACTCACCTCGCCGGCCAGGAGCGCATGAAGGCAGCAACCGAGAGCGCGCTGGCCCAAGGCTGGAAGCAGATGCCGGTGATCTGGGGGCGCCGGCCGATCGCGCTGCAACCCATCTCGGCGCCGAGCAAGGGCGGGAAGTAGGGCAGTGAGCCGCCTCGCGCCTATCCACATCATGCGGTTCGCGCCCGCGGACTTCCTGCTCGACGCCTTCGTCCAGCGCCTGGTTCGGAAGCGTGAGTATCGGACGCTCACCTTCTATGCGATTTTCCTCTTCCGCTCTCACCTCGAGGACGGCAGCCTCCCTGCTGACGTTTCCGAGCTGGCCGACCACCTGGGCATGCCGGAGCGCGATGTAGCCGCGGGCCTGGACGCCTGCGTCCAGTCCGGAAAGCTCCGTATCGAGGGTGGAATGGTCTACCACAAGCGGGTCGTCGCCCAGGTCGAGCGCGAACGAGCCTTCCGGGCGAGCCAGTCCGAGGCCGGCAGGAGGGGAGGACGTCCACATAAGTCGCTGCCCTCTATAGATAAGAACGGTGACCAAGGAAAGGGTAGCCTTTTAGGACCCGAAAGCCAGCCGGCGCCTACGCCTACTCCTACTCCTACGCCTAAGCCGGCGCCTACTCCTACGCCGGAGCCTTTCGCCCGCCAGCCCGCAGCCGGCCTGCCATCCGACATCCGAACATCGCTCGAGATCATGGCTCCCGGGAATCTGGACGCTCAGGAGGAGATCCTACGCGACGAGAGCCGGGCTTCCGGCGGGGCGATGATCCGATCTCTCGACAGCCTCGACCGCCTCAGCAGGAGCCACCCCGACTGGCTCCAGGTCACCCGGGAGCGGCTGCAGGAGCGCCTTCGCACCCATCGAAAGGCGCGCCAGGGCGAGGAGCCCGAGGTCGCGGCGGCCCTGACCTGGATCGAAGCGCACGGCGGTGTCGTGGCCGTCAGGAAGAGCATCAGCGAGAGCGGACTCTCGTCGCCGGAGTGGCGCGAGCGCGAAGGGGCGCCGCTGATGGTCGTCGCGATCGTCGGCCACCCGCGCCGGTACGTCCAGGTGACCGAGCGACCGCCATGATCCGCGTGTAAACGCATGTGGTCGGCGTGCTGGGAGTTTCGAGTTCGGAGCGAGGAGGACAAGATGGCGAGAGGACGCAAGGGCAAGAGCAAGCCGCCGGCCAAGGAGGACATGGCCGCGCAGGTGCCGAAGAAGCTCACCGACGCGGAGATCGAGGAGCGGGGCCGGCGCTTTCAGGTCAAGTTCGGTGAGAAGCGCGCGCTCGAGAAGCGCAAGGCGAAGGTCACCAGCGAGATCAACGGCGACTTGAAGGAGGTCAACGCGGAGCTGGACAAGCTCCACGAGGAGATCCTCCACGGCGTCGAGATGCTCGCCCAGGGCGACCTCTTCGCAGGCGAAGAGGGTGGCAACGACGTGCCCCAGCCGGTTGCTCAGGGCGCGCTAGGAGAGCTGGAGCGCCGCGACCAGGAGAAGGCCGCTCCGACGAAGCCCGGCAACAGCCACGCTGATGACCTCGAGGATCCGCCGAGGATCGACCGCGCCCAGGCCGACAACGTGCGCCGCGCCGCGCGGGGCGAGAAGCCGCTGCACGAGCGGCGGAAGAGCTGGAAGGGCCGGGCCGGCGCGAGGCCGTCGGCGTAGCCAATGCGCACGAGGACAGCGATACGGGCCCTGAAGGCGGCAGGCGTTCTTCGGCCCAAGCCGCCCCAGGACGACAGCCAGCCCCAGAATCGCTTTGCCTACTGGGTCGCCGCCCACGTCCTGCTCCCGAACGGGAGAATCGAGATGGTCACCGACGAGTTCACGATCGGCCGACCGATCGACCGCGGATCAGACCTGAAGCAACTCGAGGCGCTCATCGCGCGTGGCTTCCGGATGCAGGCCGGAGCCGTGCCGCTCGTGGGCGCCCCGATCCGAGTCCACGTGATCTCGTTCACGCCGCTGAGGGCGTTCTATCAGCCGGAGCCCCCAGCGGAGCCGCCTTCCGACCAGGAGGGCGCGTGATCATCGTCGGCGTGGATCCGGGCGTCTCGGGCGCGATCGTCCAGCTCGGCGAGGGCGAGAGCTACTCGTTCTGGCCCATGCCCACCGAGCGCGACAACAAGTCCGGGCGCGATCGCTACAGCATCACCCGCATCCGGAACCTGTTCGAGGCGATCGACGACCAAGCCGATCGGGACGACGAGCGCCTGGTGGTCTTCGTCGAGCGAGCGGCACCATTCCCACACGGCGAGATGGGAGGAGCGCTCGCGAACTTCCACCGCGGCGTATCCTTCGGGCTCTTCGCTGGGATACTCGCCGCGCTCCGCATCGAGCACGAGCTCGTTGCGCCCCAGACCTGGCAGCGCGAGATGCTCCGCGACGTCGAGGATAAGGGCGACACGAAGGCCCGCGCGCTAGCCGCCGTGACGAAGCTCATGCCGAGGCTCGATGTTTCGAAGCTCCGCTCGAGCCCACGCGGGACGAAGGCGCATAGCGGACTGGTCGATGCTCTATTGCTGGCCCTATTCGGTCGCTGGCGGATGTTAGGGTCCATTCGCTCTCTCACGGAGGACAAACATGTCTCGTCGTCCCATCGCTGAAAGGCTCTGGTCCCGCGTCAGGAAAGGCGGGTCAGCCGCGTGCTGGGAGTGGACCGGATGCCGGACCAAGGACGGCTACGGCCACATCGGCAGTGGCGGAAAGTCGGGCCTTGCAGTCAACGCGCATCGAGTCGCGTGGGAGACGACCCGCGGCCCGATCCCCGAGGGGATGTCGGTCTTGCATCACTGCGACAACCCGCCCTGCTGCAACCCTGCACACCTGTTCCTCGGGACGCAGGCGGACAACGTCTTCGACATGGTGGCGAAGAAGCGCCGCCGTGGGCCATCGCGCGAGGCGATACGGCGGTGGTCATCGAAGCTGACTCCGGAGCAAGCGCGCCAGATTAGGCTCGAGCTGGCGAAGGGCGTACCGCAACGCATTGTTGCCGAGCGGTACGGCGTCTCGCAGGCGACGATTTCCAATGTAAACAACGGGGGAACATGGCCTGAATCAGGCGGGCCGATGCGGTCGCGCGTGGACCAGCGTGGCGAGCGGGCGTCCCACGTGAAACTCACCGAGGCCGATGTCCGGGAGATCCGCCTTAGGCGAGAGCCAGTCAAAGCTCAAGCCGCGCGCTATGGCGTCAGTGTGCCGAACATCGAAGCGATCCTCTATGGCCGCACCTGGAAACACCTGCTCTGACCATGAGCGCACCGCCCACGACGCCGCAGCTCACCGCCGGCCTCGAGGCCGAGGCCCTCGCGACAGTCTGGCCGCCGGAAAAGGTGGCGGCGTTGCTACGCAGGCTTCGTGAGAAGGCGATCGAGGCGCGGGACGAGAACTGGAACGGAGAGCTCGTCCTCAGCGTAGGCCTCGTGTCTGGCAGGCCGTCGCGGATGACCTTGACGAGCGAGGAGCCCATCTAGTGGTCGCCCACTTGACGCACCACAAGAGATAGCCGTACATTCACCCCCGACCCGTAATGGGGTCCCGGGCGGAAAGCAGGTGATGCGGCCTGCGGCCCGGCAAGCCCGCCGCCAAGCTCCACAGGCTCGGGCGATTTCAGGGAGGGCCCAGTGCCCCTCGAGATCGCCGACGAGCCGCAGCTCGAACAGCCCACAGCCGTAGCCGACCAGGCCGCGGCGGAGCTGTCGGTCGCGCCGGACTCCGCGATCGCCGCGCGCTGCATCGTCTGCCGCCGTCCCGAGCTCGGCGCGATCGTAGGTCGGGCGCCGCTCTGCCGTGACTGCTACCCGCTGGTGATCGGAGCCCAGGGGGGCGGGGCGTGAGCGGCCCCGTCCTTCGCCGGCCGAAAGGCTTCGACGCGATCGTGGAGACATTCGGCGATCCAAGGAAGTACCTCCGCGCCGATGGCGGGCCGTCGCCAACCTGGGAGCGCCGCATCCTCGACTTCGTCCCCCTGCCACGTCCGCTCCCGCTCGCCTGGGACGGGGCACGGAACGCGACGAAGGTCCGCTGCCACAAGCTGATCGCCGAACCCCTCGCTGCCGCCTTCCGAATAGTCGAGGACGCAGGCCTCTGGGAGGAACTCCGCGACTACGGTGGCTGTTACGCCTGGCGATCTCAGCGCGGAGGGGCCGGGAAGCTCTCGACCCATTGCTGGGGCATCGCGATCGACGTCGACGTGAACCGCAACCCGCTGGGCGAGGAGCCGGAGATTCATGCCGGCGTAGTCCAGGCATTCGAGGCCGCCGGCTTCTACTGGGGCGGCCGCTTCGGTCGCCCCGACGGTATGCATTTCCAGCTCGCGGAGAACTACTGATGCGACGACTGCTCGCTGTGATGACGCTCGGGTGGGGGATCGGCGGGCTGCTCTCGATCGCGACCGCCGGCTGCAAGGTCCCCGCGGCGCGGCCTACGACCGCACCGCCGACGACCGTCGCGTCGCCGGCACCGAGCGACGTCTGCGAGCTGCCCTGCCCGTCGATGACCCCGCCGGCGGCGCCCGCACCCACCTTCTCGCCCTGGCCGAAGCCGACACCCGAGCCGAGCCCGAGCGCGAAGCCGACGAAGGAGCCGCCCACGCCTCGCCCTACTCCTTCCCCGACGCCCTCGAGCTCGCCGACCCAGTCACCGTCACCGAGCTCGACGCCGGAGGCACCGGGGCGCGCGAAGCAGCAGGTCTGCCATCGAGGGAGGACCCTCGAGCTGCCGCCGGCAGCCTGGTCCGCCCACAAGGCACATGGGGATTCCTGGGGCGCGTGTCCCGGAGGGCCGTGGCCGTGAAGGGTCCCTGGCACCACGTCTCGAACGGGCTGTGGTTTCGCCGCGACGAAGAGACGGGCGGCGTCGAGGTCGCGGTCAACCACCAGGCCTCGGAAGCCCCGCTCCGTGGCGACTACGGCATGGGGCCCACCGAATGGGCTTCGGTCGTCGCCCACGTCTCTCATCGCGGCGAAACGGCCGAGCAGTACGACGCCGCCTTGATCCTGCATCAAGGACTCGAAAGGGAAAAGCAATGAAGCGTCTCGCCCTCGTCCTCGCTCTACTCGTGGCGCCGGGCTGCACCATCGAGAACACGCTGCGTGCCCGCGTCGGGTTCCAGGGTCCCTATGACGGCTTCGCGGGCAAGAGCGCCGACGCCGCGGCTGTCGCCCTGGCGGCCGCCTGGCTCCGAACTGGCCGTGCGGATGCCGACGTCCTGGCCGCGCTCCAGGCCGGCGGCTACTCGCTGCAGGCCGCACAAGTCGCACTCATGTACGCCTCACTCACTCTCGAGGCGAAGGAGAAGTAGATGAAGGGTCTCGCCCTCAGCCTTCTGCTCGCACTGTCGTTCTGCGACTGGTTCAACCCGAGCACCACGAACATCCAGGACAACCGAAACGGAGGCAACCCGGTCGGCGGTTCGTCGTTGTGCGAGGGCCTCGTGGCGTCGATCAACGTGGACTCCGAGTCCGGGAGCTCGGTCCAGGTCGGTCGGACGATCACCTTCAGCGCGGATCCGCGTGACAGCGCCGGCAACAGCGTTCCTGCCGAGTGCAAGGCCGGACCGGTCAGCGCCTCGCCGATCGGCGAGTGCGTACCCGCGAGCAACCTGCCCGTGTCGCTCGAGTCGATCGAGCTGATGGCCAACGCGGTCGGCGAGTGCAAGGCGCGCGTCGAGTTCGCGGGCAAGGTCGGCACATCCGAGGCCGTGGAAATCACGCCGTGACCCCAACCACGTTTCCGGAAGCCAACCGCACCCTGACGAAGCCCGAGGGCTGGACGGACGAGCAGTGCGGCGAACTGCCCACCTTCAGCGACGGCGAGAGCTGCATCTCGTGCTGGAGTCTTTCGTGGCGCGAGCGCCTCGTGTTGCTCTTCACGGGACGTATCTGGCTCTGGGTCTGGAGCGGACGGACGCAGCCGCCGGTTGCCCTCTCGGCCGATCCGCCCTTTGCGCCGCGCGAGGAAGGATGGGATGCGCCCCGGGCGCGGAACAGGTTGGCGAAAGTCGTCATGGCCATGCTGGGCCTTTTCTGGCTGGCCGCCGGCCTGGTTGTTTACGGCCAGGAGCCGCCGACCGAGACCGTCACAGTCTCCATCCACACCGGCGCGCAGACGCTGCTCACCCGCGGCGAGAAGCGGGAGTACGCGGCCGCGCGGGTTACGCTCAACGCCCTCATCAGCCCCGACTGGGCCGCGTTTACACGCGCAGACCTGACCGCCGCTCAGGACGGCGGGGCGCTCGACCTGTCGGCGGATCCGGCTTCGTTCAGGACCCTCGAGACGGCCGCGGGCATTCGCCGCCGCGTGGGCCCGCTCTCGATCGGCGCCCTCGGCGGGGTGACTTGGTCGATCGAGGGCGATGACGGTGCACCGGTCGATTCTCGCCTCTGGACCGTCGCCGGTGTGGTGCGCGCCTCGGTCCTGGGCGAGGGCTACGTCTACGTCGGCGCCGGCCTCCACCAGCCCGTGGACGGCGGGGCGCTGCTCGTCTCTGCCGCGATCCCGGTCGGGGGAGAGGACTCGAGGGCCTCGACGTTCCTGGATATTGCCGTGCCCTTCAAGGCGACCGCCTTTTCGGAGAAGGCCTGGACGCTGCGCATCGGCGCCGCGGTGCGCGTGTGGAGGCACGGTCTGTGACCGGTGCGCTCCTCCTGGCGGGCGTGCTGCTCGTCAACGCCCCAGCGTCCGTCAGCCAGGGCGTCGCCGAGGAGCTCTGGGCGCGCGTCCAGAAGATCGCCGCGACGCACCGCGAGCTCGCCCCCGAGGTCTTCTTCCCGGGCGAGGAGGAGCCGCCCTCGAGTCCTGCCTTCCTGGCCTACTACTACGAGCGCACGAACGTCATCCGCGTCTCGCCGATGGCCCTGCGGCGGGGCCTCGTGCCCGGCGAGCTCTACCTGCTCATCGGCCACGAGATGCTCCACTACGCCCTCGCGTCGACCGTTCCGATCCCCGAGCACCACTGCCTCTTCAAGCGGCGCGCCCTCGACCTGGCGGTCGCTGACTACCTGATCGAGCGGGGAGAGGCGCACCCGTTCCTCCGCTACCAGCTCGTGCCATTCGATTGCGAGGGCAAGCTGCCGTGAAGGAAGAGACCTGCTCCGGATCCGGCACGCGCGTCCACGGCGGCTCGGCCGAGGCGCTCGTCTACTGCCCGGTCTGCAACACCTACTTCGACAACCTGCTGCGCGAGACCTGGCCGAAGGGGAGCCTCTACGCGGGGAAGCCGAACAGCGTCGTCATTCCGGCGCACAAGCGAGGCGTACGGCGGTGACGATCTGGAGCGTTGCGAAGGCCATCGACGGCAGCTTCTCGCTCGCTCAATCCACCAGCGGCATCGTCGACGTCCTCATCGCCGGCTTCGCGACGCGCGAGGCCGCGCACGACTGGCTCAAGGACTACCTCCTCGGCTGCCAGTACAACCGCGAGCGGGCCGCGGCCGACGCGCTGCTCGAGGTCGGCGTGCCGGAGGGGGTGTCCTGATGGGGCTGAAGTCCTTCGGCGTGCGCGTCGCCGCCAACCAGGTCGAAAGGAGAAGTCCGATGGTGAAGCGCGTGTTCGCATGGCTCAACGGAGCCCCGGGACGCAAGCGAGGGATCGCGGCTGTCCTCGGGGCGAGCGTCGCCCTCATGACGGGCTTCGACGCGGCCTTCGACAAGCTCTGCGGCGCCGAGCTGCTGAGCGGGAATCTCTGCTCGATCGACCTCCTGGCCTGGTCGAGCAGCCTCGATTCGTTCTGGACCGCAATGGAGCCAGCCCTCACCGGCACGGCGTCGCTGGCTACTGTCGTCATGGCGGCCTGGGGCTGGATGCAGGCCAGGAGCCAAGGCCGGGCGTGAACGAGCTCCGCGAGCGCCTGGCCGCTTGGCGCGCCACGTGGCCGCACCCGTTGCGTGCCGGGCTCAAGCGCAAGACCGGGAAGACGAAGATCGTCGGCTTCGGCGCGAGCACGATCATCGGGCTGACCGCCTACGCGGCGACCGATGTGTTGCCCGAGGGCGACATGAAGGTTGTAACGATCCTCGTCGGCGTTCTCGCGGCCCTCGGCGCCCTCATCGTCGTCATCACCAAGACCATGGGCGAGGCGCTGGCGACCCTGGGGAAGTACATCCCGCGGAAGAACGAGCGCAACGGCGAGCCCGCGTCTCCCGGGCCCGACGTCGCGGTCAACGGCGACCGCCTCACGCGGATCGAAACGCAACTCGAGGCGCTCCAGCGCGCGGACAGGGAGCTTCGCGACGCCCTGGGCACGGCGCGCGTCGAGGCGCAGAAGGACCTGGCCGCGCACCGACGCGAGCTGATGCAGCGCATCGACGAGCACCAGGATCTCGCGATGCAGTTCCTGGCGGACAAGACGCAGGTACTCGCCAGTGAGGTCACGCGCCAGGTCACGCAGGGCCTGGGCGCCGCGCGCGACGACCTGCGTCAGGCAGTCGCGCTAGCCGTGCGGGATGCCATGTCGGAGGCCGGCGCGCGGGGCGCAGGCTCACTGGAGGGCTAAGGAGATGGCGAACGCTCTGTATGACGCGGGCCGCGAGGGATTCCTCGGCGGCGACATCGACTGGGACGCGAACGATATTCGGCTGATCTTCCACGACAACGCGGACGACACGATCAACCTCGCGACCGACGACTTCCTCGACGACGTGGCGGCGGCGGCGCGCGTGGCGACGAGCGGCTCGTTCGCGTCGAAGACCAAGACGGCGGGCGTGGCGGACGCGGCCGACGTAGTGGTGGCGAGCGTCTCGGGCGACCAGTTCGAGGCGATCGTGATCTACGCGCACACCGGCACGGAGGGCACGTCCAGGCTGATCGCGGCGATCGACACGGCGACGGGGCTGCCGTGCACGCCGAACGGCGCGGACATCACGGTTCAGTGGGACTCGGGCTCCAACCGGATCTTCAAGCTCTAGCGCATGGCCCACATGAGCATCCGGCAGGACGGCACGCGAGTGCTGATCCTGATGAACGACAAGCTCGTCGCGAATCTCCCGTGGGACGCAGCGCTCCACGTGGCGTCCGCCATTCGAGTGAAGGCGCGGCAGGCCGAGGAGATCTCGAAGGCGGCGATGATCGCCAGGGATCAGGCGGTCGTCTCGCGCGCGGGCATGCCCTTCGGCCTGACCAGCAACCCCGAGATCCTGCACGAGGCGCGCAAGATCGCGCAGTTCGATCGCGAGATCAGGCGCTCGAACCTGCCCTCGATCGAGAGCCAGTCGGTGGTCGGCACGCCGACCCTGGTGAACGGAGTGCCGGTCGGCCCGACCCAGACCATCCGCCCAGGCGGCATCGAGAGCGAGGAGAAGCTCGGCGACATCGGAGCATGAACAGCCCCCATCCAATTCGGGAGCGCGATGATCTCGACCCGTCCGCGCGCGTGCGGCTGGTGGAGCAGCACCTCGCGCTCCTGTGGGATGAGGTGTGGTGGCATCAACTGCCCTGGTGGCGACGTCTGGGCTACTGGCTCCAGGGCTTCCGAAGCCCGATCACGCGCTTCTACGATGACTGATGGCGGCGCTTTCCTTCTTCCTCGCGGACGCCGCCGACGCCGGGTGGCAGCGCCTCTCTGAATCGACGCAGAGCGCCGCCACCATCGCAGCCGGCTGGGTGGTCGGCACGGGCTCGACGAACCACTCGGAGTTCGAGGAGGGCGCGGAGCGCGCGGCCTCGACGTTCGCCGGCACCGGCCCGCCCGACGGCTCGCTCGACGCCACGCTGAACGACGCCTTCCGCTCAGAGAACCCGCTCAGCGGCGACTTCGCGAGCGCGAGCTGGGACTTCCACTTCGTGATGCGCGCGATCACGAACGGCGGGGCCCAGGACGGGCGGGTGCGGTTCCGCATCATCCGCGCGGACGCGGACGGCTCGAACGCTGTAGAGATCACGGGGGCGCAGCAGCAGGGCGCGCTCGTGTCGAACGTGTCGACGTCCGCCGACTTCGACTCGAACCTCGCGTTCAACCCAGGGGCGTTCACCATCCTGGGCCAGCACCTCTTCATCCAGATTGCCTGGGAGCGCACCGGGGCCGGCGGCATGGCGACATCCGACATGCACTTCCGTACGGGCTCTTCGTCGAGCGCCGGCACGCGGATCGTGACGGCCGACTTCAAGCTCCGCGTCGCGCCCGGCGCGATCGCCAGCGCGGAAGCCTTTGGCGACCCCACGATCGTGACGGTGCAGCCGCCCTGGTTCGGCCTGACGCACCCGTTCCGCAAGAGCTTCCGGCGAGTGCCGCCGGCATCGATCCCGAGGAGGAGGTAGTCATGGCGAGGGTATTGTGTGGGGCGCGCACGGGCGCGATCTCGCTCTCGGCAAACGTCACGAAGACGCTGCTGCAACTCCAGGCCCCCGCGAATCAGGGCGTGGCCTGGAAGCGCTTGAAGGTGAGCTTCGAGGGCGTCACGGCGACGGACAAGCCGGTGATCCTCCAGATCCTCAGGCAGACCGACGCGGGCACGGGCGGCAACGCGGTTACGGAAACGGTGCTGAAGGCCCCGAAGGGCACGGCCCCGACGCCGCAGGCCACCGCGCTCGCCGGGCTGTGGGCGACGACGGAGCCGAGCGCGAGCGACATCATCGACGAGGTGTACGTCCACCCGCAGAGCGGTTACGAGTGGGTGTGGCAGGAGGCCGAAGACGAGTTCGCGTACTTCAACGATCGCTACGCCGTCCGCTGCATCACGCCGGCCGGCAACGCGACGACGAACGCCATCGCCTCGCTGAACTGGGAAGAGTAAGGCGGGCCCGCCGTGGCCCTTCTCTCGAAATTCGGCACCATCTCTATCCTGTCGTCCGACACGAACGGGACGACGAAGGCCGAGTCCGGGTTCGGCTTCGCCCCGAAGGTGGTGCTGTTCTTCGCGTCGGGCCACGCTAGCGGCAGCGACGGCATCGAGGCTGCGGACTATCGCGGCAGCTTCGGGTTCGCCACGGGCCCGAGCGCGCGGCGCTGCGTCAATGGGTTCAGCGACCACGGCGTGGCGACCACCTTGTGCCGCTCTAGCTACAGCGACGTGGCGGTCGTCGTCAACAGCGCGACAGCCGCGATCGACGGCGCGCTCGACATCCAGAGCTTCGACAGCGACGGGTTCACTGCGGTGATCGACGACCAGTTCCCGATCGACCTGCGCGTCCACTACCTCGCGATCGGGGGCCCCGACCTGATCGAGGCCGCCATCGGCTCGTTCCAGACGCCAACGGCCGCCGGCACCCAGGACATCACGGACGTCGGGTTCCAGCCGACGTGCGTGATCTTCGCCAAGGCCGGGCGCAGCGTGAACGTGCCGCCAGACAACGTGCAGGACTCGTGCTGGGGATTCGGAGTGTGCGACTCGGCGCTCAACCAGTGGGCGCTCGCCGTCGACGGCAACACCGGAGTCGCCCTCGGCGTGACCCAGACCATGCGCTTCCTGCGCAGCGGCGAATGCCTCGCAGGATTCAACGCGGCGGCGACATCGCTTGAGGCGCACACCGCGATCGCCGCGTTCCTGTCCAACGGCTTCCGCCTCAACTGGAGCGAGGTCGGCGGCACCTCGACGTGGAACTTCTACCTCGCGATGCGCGGCGGCGGCTTCCGGGCAGGCGTGCTCCAGACGCTCACGAACACCACGACCTCGATCTCCGTCACGGACTCCGGCTTCGAGCCGTCGGCCGCCCTGTTCGCCTCGGTCGGACAGGCCGAGAGCGCGGCTGACACTCCGACCGACCACAGCCTCGTGACCATCGGCGCGGCGGCGGGGCCGTCCGCGCGCGGCGCGATCCTCGTGCGCGACACCGACAACCAGGGCAGCAGCACGGCGTGTGCGCGCGCGATCGAGTACGACGAGGTGTACATCTCGGAGAGCGGCGACGCGGTCGATGGCCTGATGGATCTGACGAGCTTCGACGCCGACGGCATGACGCTCATCATGGACGATGCGGACCCCTCGCAGCGCGCCGTCGGCTACCTGATGCTCGGGCCCGCGTCGGTGCCGCTCAATCCGCACGAGGGCACGAAGCCCTGGTCGAGCATCTGGCGGCCCGGTAGGGTGTAGCCGATGGCGTGGCTCCGAACCAAGATCGGGTTCGCGCCGGCCCCACTCTACTCGCAGCCGCACTTCCGCATCCGCAGCGGCGACGCGGTCGGGCTGAACGTCGACAGCGGATGGGCTGCGGCGCTCGATACCAATGCGAGCATCGACGCCGAGACGAACTTCCGCATCCGCTTCGAGGTCGAGGAACTCAACAACGTCGCGCGCGGTGGAGCGGGCGAGCAGTTCTACCTTCAGTGGCGCAAGAACGGCGGCCCGTGGAGCCAGATCCTCGCGCCTGGCTTCCCGTCCGCGACGTCGACCCCGGCGGTCGCCGTCATCGAGAGCGCTCAGTACGCGCACCTCGATGCGACCACGAACCTGCTGGCCGGTTCGGGCAAGACGTTCCAGGCGGGCATCGGGTCCGAGACGGGCGTCACCAATACGCTCAGCGGCTTCCAAAACGAGCACACGGAGTTCGAGTTCTGCCTGCGTATCCGCCGCTTCTATGATGGCGGGCGCAACGACGCCGGCGACGTCTTCGAGTTCCGTCTGGTGGTTCAGACGGATGTTCCGTTCGCCGGGACATACGTGCTCCCGGCGGTCACGCTCACCATCCCCGCCGGGCTGATCGGCGGCACCCTGGTCGAGACGCCGAGCAAGGTCGGCCCCTTCAAGGACGGCAACGGGAACCTCTACTACCTGCACGAACGCGCCGAGACGAACAACGTCTGGCTCGTCAGCAAGAGCACCGACGGCGGAGACACGTGGGTCGATGTCGACACCGTGAACCGCCCGACGAAGGGCGACCTAGAAGCGGTCGATGCGGTCCTCGAAAACGATCGGCTCTACATCCTGCACTGCCAGTCGCCCGCCGTGTGGCACCACGTCTTCCGCGTCAGCACCCACGGCACGGACCCGGACACGTGGGAACTCAAGGACGAGGAGATCGAGCCGAACTCGGTCCCGGATCAGGTGCCGTCGCGGCAGGTCGCTGGCATCGTGCGGCGCGGCGACGGCGACCTCGTCGCCTTCTACATCTTCAACAACGGCACTAACACCCAGGTCTACTACAAGATCAAGCCGAACGGCGGCTCCTGGGGCTCGCGCATCCAGCTCGATTCCGAGGCCGTGAACTTCCTCGGGCTCGGCGTGGTGCGCGGGGCCAGCGACAAGTCTCACATCGCGTACAACGACGACGCTGGCAACGTCTGGCATCGATCGCTCGACTCGGCGGATACGCTCAGCGCGCGCGAGAGCCTGACCACAGCCGGGCTCACGGGCACGACCGACAACGATCTCACGCCGCCGGTGTACTGGGACGAGGCGGGCACCGAGAAGGTGCTCGTCATCTACGCGAAGAGCGACGGCAAGCTCTACTCGCGGATCATCACGAACGACGGTGCGCCCGGCACTGAGTCGAGCGCCGCCACCGACAACACGATCCAGCGGAACAAGGGATCTTCGCACGCAGTCTGCGCGACGATCGCCGTCGACGGCCCGGACGTCCATCTGCTCTACGCCGACCTCACTACCGAGGACATCTGGTTCGACAGCAACCTGGACGAGGCGGGATGGGGCACCGACGTCGAGGAGCTCGACGCGACGGCCTGCCACAACATCACGGGCCAGATCTTCACGCACAGTGGCGGGAACGGAGGCGCGAAGGTCTTCGGCTACGTCTACGAGGACGGCACCGACGGCTACACGGGCGGGCTGAAGTACCGCGAGCGCGTCTTCGGGGCCAGCCCCCAGACGATCACGCCCTCGGCCATTGCTTCCGCCGAGGCGTTCGGCACCGCGAAGGTGAACCAGAGGGTCGTCGCTGCAGGCATCGCCTCCGCTGAAGCCTTTGGGACGGCAAAGGTCAACCAGCAGATTCGGCCTTCCGGGATCGCCTCCGCAGAAGCCTGCGGCGCCGCGCGCGTCAATCAGTCGATCGCGTGCACAGGGATCGCCTCGGCTGAGGTCTTCGGATCGACTCGCGTCAACCAGCAGATCAGGCCGAGCGCCATCTCGTCGACGGAGGCCTTCGGGACAGCGGCGGTCCACCAGCAGATCAGGCCAGGCGGGATCGCGAGCGGAGAGGCCTTCGGCGCGGCCACCGTGCTCGCGCCCCAGACCATCACGGTCAGCAGCATCGCGAGCGCCGAGGCTTTCGGCACGGCGAAGGTACAGCAGCAGGTCCGAGTCAGTGGGATCGACTCGGCTGAGGCCTTCGGAACAGCCAGGCTCAACCAGCAGATCCGCCCGGGTGCCATCGCCTCCGCTGAGGCCTTCGGCACGCCCATCGTCTCCGTCGCCGGGGCCAACCAAACAATCACGCCGAGCTCCATCACCAGCGCTGAAGCGTTCGGGACAACGAAGCTCAACCAGCAGATCCGACCTTCGGCGATCAGCTCGACCGAGGCGTTCGGGGCCCCGCGTGTAAACCAGCAAATTCGTCCTTCCGCGATCGCCTCCGCAGAAGCCTTCGGGACGGCGCGCCTCAACCAGCAGATCCGACCCAGCGGGATCGCCTCGAGCGAGACATTCGGGACCCACGTCGTCAGCGTAGGGGGCGGAGCCCAGACGATCGTCCCCACCGGGATTGCGTCGGCCGAGGTCTTCGGCACGGCTCGGCTGAACCAGCAGATTCGACCCTCGAGCGTGCCCTCTGGGGAAGCCTTCGGCACGACCAAGGTCAGCAGCCTGCGCATTTCCCCCACGGGCATCCCCTCTGGGGAAGTCTTCGGCAGCACGCGCGTCACGCGACATCTCGTCCCTGGAGGCATCGCCTCCCTCGAGGCATTCGGCACAGCACGCATCTCGCAGCAGATCCGTGCGAGCAGCGTGCCCTCGGCCGAAGCGTTCGGCACGCTGCAGCTCCTGGGCGTGTGGTTCTTCGGCGATGTGGTGACGGCCAGTGGTCACTCGCTGGTTGGACCGACTGGGAGCGCTCAATCGCTGGCTGGGCCACGAGGCAGCGCCATATCCCTGACCGGCTCTCACACGGAGGGCGAGAACCTTGAGTAAACCCGCCGAGCTGGAACACACAGAGCACCCGATCCGGGACGCACGTGTGCATTCGGAGTTCGAGCGCTGGTGCGCCCAGATCCTCTCGAAGACAGGCAGCGGGAAGGTCTCCATCGAGTTCGATTTCAAGGAAGGGCGCTGCCAGGGGATGAGGTTCTCGGGCAGCACTGGGCGGGAGGTGCTCTACCCCCCTGCACCAAGGGGCTTGTCAAAGCGCGCCGCCGAGCGCATCATGAGCGGCCAAGACGTAGCCTCGGACCGGGAGACCCAAGCGAGCCCCGTGCGGCAAGAAGAGCCGCCGGGGCTTTCGCGTTGGAGGGTCGCTTCAAGTGCAAGCATCACGGCCTCGAGTGCTTCAGCACCTAGGGTCGATGGGTCGTCGGGCTCAAACCCCGAGCTCGAATAGACGATGACCGTCGACCACATCTTCGACCCCATCCAGGAGCGCACCACACGCAAGCTCTCCTTCACGCTGAAGGACGAGGACGGCGTGGTGATTCCTGGGGCAGCGCTCACCCAGTTGACCTTCAAGCTGTTCGCCCGCCCTGCCGTTGGAAATCCAACGCCTGGCATCTACATCAACAGTCGTGACGGCAGCACGGACCTGAAGGCGAACGTCGACTCGAACGGCGTCTTCACGCTGGAACTCACCCCGGCGGACAACCAGGTGATGGACGCCACCCTCGCCAAGGAGCGTCACGTCCTGATCTTCCGGTGGAAGTACGGGGGCGGGGGGACCAAGGAGGGCATGGTCGTGTACGAGCTGCCCATCCTCAACCAATCGAACGTCCCATGAGCATTCACACTCGTCGCAGGCACCACGGGGGGGGCGGGGGTGGCCTAGGTTCTTCTCCCGGGTTCCAGAATCGCGGGTCAAAGGGGCGCGATTTTCCGCTAGCGGCCCAGGCCGGTTTTCGGTCCGCAGTCCGCAGGAGAGCGCTGTGAATGGCGTCCGCCCGCGGCAAGGCGAAGCGCAGGCGCCACAGCAGGCGGACCAAGCGCGCCACCGGGCTGTCCTACCGCGCCTTCGCGAAGATCGTGGGAGTCGACGAGAAAGCGGTTCGGAAGGGGGTCACCTCAGGCCGGCTCGAGGGCTGTGTCGGACGCTCGAACGGGCGGCCGTACATCATGGATCCGGACCTTGCCAGGCAGAAGTGGGCGGCCGGCGCGACGAAGCCCGCGCCGAACGGCTCCGGGGCGCCGACGCTGACCCAGGTACAGATCCGCGTCGCGGAGGAGCGGGCGGCCGCGCTCCGGCTGTCGAACGAGCAGCGCAGCGGTCGGCTCATCTTCGCGGAGGAGGCGCGGCGTGAAGCGTTCGAGTGCGCTCGCGCTGTTCGCGACGGCCTGCTCAATCTCCCCGACCGCCTGGCCGGCGAGCTCGCCGCCGAGAGCGACGCCCGGCGCGTCCATGCCCGGCTGGACGACGAGCTGCGAAAGGCCCTCGAGACCATGGCGGAGGTCCTCGCTCATGGGGAGTAACCGGGCTGGGGTCGTCCGCCAGGGCTGGTCGGAGGGGATCCGGCCCGAGCCACACATCACGGTGAGCGAGTGGGCGGACCGCTACCGCCAGCTCCCGATGAAGTCGAGCGCGGAGCCTGGGCCGTGGCGGACCTCGAGGACGCCCTACCTGCGCGAGATCATGGACGCGCTCTCGGCGACGTCGTCCGTCGAGGAGGTCGTGTTCATGAAGGGCGCCCAGGTGGGGGGCACCGAGGCGCTCCTCAACTGCCTCGGCTACCTAATCGACCACAGCCCAGGGCCGGCGATGATCGTGCAGCCCACGGTCGAGCTCGCGAAGCGGTTCAGCCGGCAGCGCGTCGACCCTCTGATCACGAACACGCCGCGGTTGACTGGGAAGGTGGCCGAGGTCCACAGCCGCGACTCCAAGAACAGCATGCTCGCGAAGGAGTTCATGGGCGGGCTGCTGATCATCACGGGCGCGAACAGCGCGGTGGGCCTCCGGTCGATGCCGGCGCGCTGGCTGCTGCTCGATGAGATCGACGCCTACCCTCCGGATGTCGATGGGGAGGGCGCGCCGATCGACCTGGCCGAGGCGCGGCAGCGCACCTTCGCGCGACGGAAGCGGGCGAAGATCTCCACCCCGACCATCGCCGGCCTGTCAGCGATCGAGCGCGCCTACTTCGCGACGGACCAGCGGCGCTTCTACGTCCCCTGCCCGAAGTGCGACGAGATGCAGCCCCTCGAGTTCGGGCGTCTGGCCTGGAGCAAGCTCGGGCTGCAGCCCTCCGAGGCGGTCTATCTCTGCCGGGCGTGCGACGCGTCGATCGCGAACCATCAGAAGACGGCGATGCTCGGTCGCGGCGAGTGGCGCGCGGAGAACCCCGAGGCCGACCCGCGGGTGCGCGGCTATCACCTGAGCGCGCTCTACTCGCCGGTGGGCTGGCTCTCATGGGGTCAGATCGCGGAGGCCTTCGTCAAGGTTCACCGCGACCCGGAGAAGTTCCGCGTTTTCACGAACACGGTCCTCGCGGAGTGCTGGACGGAGCGTGGCGAAGCGCCCGACTGGCAGCGGCTCTATGAGCGCCGCGAGGTCTACGAGATCGGCACGGTTCCTCGAGGTGGCCTGTTCCTCACGGCCGGCGCCGACGTGCAGAAGGACCGGATCGTCTACGAGGTCGTGGCCTGGGGACGCGGGAAGGAATCGTGGTCGATCGACTACGGCATCCTCCCTGGCGACACGGCGAACCTCGAGGCTGGGCCGTGGAAGGACCTCGACGCGCTGCTTGCGCGCACGATGACCCACGAGGACGGCGCCGCGATGACGATCCGCATGCTCGCGGTAGACTCGGGCTTCAACACGCAGGAGGTCTACACCTGGGCGCGGAAGTACCCGATGAACCGCGTGATCGCGGTGAAGGGGCAGGCGGGCGGCGGCGTCCTGATCGGCGCGCCGTCCGCCGTCGACATCACCCTCCGGGGTCGGCGCCCGATCCATGGTTACAAGGTCTGGCCGGTCCACGGCGCGATCGCGAAGAGCGAGCTCTACGGATGGCTCCAGCTCGAGGGCCCGTTGGACGAGGAGCCCTGGCCGCCGGGCTGGTGCCACTTCCCGCAGTATGACGACGAGTTCTTCCGGCAGATCACGGCCGAGCATCTCGTCACCCGGAAGACTCGGACCGGCTTCATGCGACTGGAGTGGGAGCTCGTCCCGGGGCGGGAGAACCATGCGCTCGACGCGCGGGTCTACGCGCGCGCCGCGGCCGCGCTCTGCGGGCTCGACCGGTTCGCCGAGTCGGACTGGGCGACCCTCGAGCGCGCGGTAGAGCCTCGAGACACGCCGCCGGGGGGTGGTCCGGGATCAGGTACTGCACCGAAACCTGCGGCCGCGCCGGCGCGCGAGCGCTGGCTGGGACAGCGCCGACGTGGATGGCTGAAGTAAGGGAGGGACGCGATGGAAGACGAAGTCAAGGACGAGCAGCCGGGCGAGGAACAGGACGGCGCCGAGCTGGAATCGCTATTTGCGCCGGTGGTCGCACCCGAGGTCGCCCCCGAGGAGCCGGCACCCGCGCGCCACGTGGTGCGCTGCCAGGTCTGCGGCGCGGCGAACATCATCGAGGGCTAGGTGGCCTGGACCCAGGCAGACCTGGACACGCTCGACGCGGCGATCATCGCCCACGGGAAGGGGCAGCTCACCCAGACCGTGACGTTCCAGGACAGAACGGTCACCTTCGAGGGCGCGAGCCTCGAGGAACGTCTGGCCCTCCGCGCGCAGATAGCCCAAGCGCTCGCCGCGGCCAGCAGCACGCCGAAGAACTATCGGCTCGCGGCCACCAGCAAGGGGGCATAGGAGGGCTCGAGCATGGGCGAGAAACTGGACGTCCGGCCGAACTGGCTTGACCGGGCGATCGGATTCGTCTCGCCCGAGCGCGGGCTGCGCCGGATGCGGGCCCGTGTGGCGTCCGAGCTGGTGGCGCGCCACTACGAGGCGGTCTCCACTGGCCGGCGGACGCAGGGTTGGCACCGTCCAACCGGCGACGCGAACGCCGTCATCGGGCCTGCGCTCTCCCGCCTGCGCACCGCAGCGCGCGACCTGGTGCGGAACAACGGGCACGCGAAGAAGGCCCGCAACAAGATCGCCGAGCACGTTGTGGGCTGGGGCATCGTGGCCAAGCCGCAGCCGAAGAGCCAGGCGGCGCTCGACGTCTGGAAGCGCTGGGCGGAGTCGAAGGAGTGCGACGCCGAGGGTCGGCTCGACTTCTACGGCCTCCAGAAGCTCGTCATGCGCAGCGTGGTCGAGTCGGGCGAGGTCCTCGTGCGGCAGCGCCTCCGGCTGCCCCAGGACGGGCTGTCGATCCCAATGCAGCTCCAGGTCCTCGAGCCCGACTTCCTCGACACCGAGAAGAACCTGACGGTCCGCGACCGCGAGGGGCGCATCGTCTCCCGGATCCTCCACGGCGTGGAGTTCGATGCGCTGGGCCGGCGCGTCGCCTACTGGCTCTTCCCTGAGCACCCCGGCGCCACGGACATCACCGGGGTCGGGTTCGGCGCCGGCGCCTCGAGGCGGATCCCGGCCAGCGGCATCCTGCACGTGTACCTCCAGGAGCGACCGGGCCAGGTGCGGGGCCCCTCGTGGTTCGCGGCCTCGCTGCTCAAGTTCAAGGACTTCGACGAGTACGGCGACGCGACGCTGATGAAGCAGAAAATCGCCGCCTGCCTGGCCGTGATCACCAGCGACACGGACGGCAGCGCGGCCGCGCTGGGGACGACTGACCAGAGCACGTCGCCCGAGCTCGACCTGCTCGAGCCCGGGATGATCCTGAACGTCCCGCCGGGGCGCGAGGTCAACGTGGTCCAGCCACCGAGCGTCCGCGAGCACGGGGAGTATTCGCGGATCACGCTGCACGAGATCGCGGCGGGCCTGGGCACGACCTACGAGGACCTGACGGGCGACTACTCGCAGGTCAACTTCTCGTCCGCGCGCATGTCCCGGCTGAGCCACTGGGACCAGGTCCACGAGTGGCGCTGGAACATGCTGATCCCGCAGTTCTGCGACCCCGTGTGGAGCTGGGCGATGGAGGCCGCGGCCATCATGGGGATGGCGTCCTCGGCCAGCGTCCGCTGGACGCCGCCGCCCATGCCAATGATCGAGCCCGACAAGGAGGGCCTCGCGCACCAGCGGAACATCCGGAACGGCTTGAAGACGCTGCCCCAGGTGCTGCGCGAGATGGGCGAGGACCCGGACGAGGTCTTCGCCGAGATCGCGGACACGAACGGGAAGCTCGATGACCTCGAGATCGTCCTCGACAGCGACCCGCGGAAGACGACCCAGGCCGGGAACCCAGTGACGGCGCCGGCCGCGGTCAGCCCCGAGACCGAGCCGGAGGAGCCCGAGGAAGTCGACGACGAGGAGGAGGACACCGAGGGGGACGAGGACCTCGAGGAGGAGGAGGCCGAGCGCGCGCACCGCGAGCGGCTGGCACTGATCGAGGCGGCGCGGGCCAGCGCCTCGAGGCCTCTGGTTGTGCGGCTGGACCCAGGCGCCGTGCAGGTCGATGCGCGCACCACAGTCGCCCACGGAGCGGTGCAGGTTTCGCCACCCGCGGTCAACGTTGACGCGCGAACCACCGTGTCGCCAGACGCGTTCCGCGTCGTCGAGGGTGCCGTCCAGCTACGCCTCACGATCGCGGAGACCGTGCAGGTCCCCGCCGGCCGGCAGCGGATCGAGCGCGGGCCCGACGGCGAGATCACGGCCGTCGTGGCCGAGGGCGTCCCGCACCGGATCGCGATCAGGGGGGCCCGGAAGCGTCGGCAGAAGGCCGACGACGATGAGAAGTAGCGACGAGAGCTTCGCCGGCGACTGGCCGGCTGTGATGGAGGCACTGTATGGCGGTCAACCCCAAGGGGCTGGAGACGCCCGAGCGCGGGATGGAGCTGGAGACACGGGAGGACCAGGCGGGGAGCCGCCGCGGACCAGCCGCCGAGCTGAAGGCCCTCCGGGATCGGATCGATACGATGAGGGCGCAGCAGGCACCGGAGGCCCCGAGGGTCGACGCCTACAGCAAGGACTGGTGGCGCCGCGGGTGGGAGGCTGGCTGGAAGGCCGCGCTCGAGGAGCTTTCCAAGGGCTGAGCCCCCGGCAGGCCGAGATCCTCGGGCTGATCGAGACGGCTGTCGACGCGGTAGGCGAGCCGCCCTCGGCCCGCGCGATCGCGCGCCGTCTGAGCATCCACCACTCCAGAGTTCAGCAGCATCTTGAACTCCTTCACCGCAAGGGGTTTCTGGCGAGCCCCTCGACCGCAGGGCTGCTCCGCAGAAGCTGAAGCCGACCCCCCTCGCCAAAATGGCGAGTTCCCGGGCGCCCCCACGGGACGCGACGCTCACGCTCGTGCAAACGCAGCCGCCGGGCCCTGAGCCGCGCACCGTGGAAATGGCGCCGCTCACGCTCCGCGCCGACGTCGGGACCGTCAACGAGGAGGAGCGCAGCGTCGAGGTGACCTGGACGACGGGGGCCGCCGTTGAGCGCTTCGACTGGATGAGCGGCCAGCGCTACCTCGAGGTGCTCAGCCTCGAGACCGATCACATCCGCCTCGATCGTTTGAACGCGGGGGGCCCGCTTCTGGATGCGCACTCGGGCTACTCCGTTACCCACATGCTCGGCGTCGTGGTGCCGGGCTCGGTGACCCTCACCAAGAAGGAGGGCCGGGCGCGTGTCCGGTTCTCGCGTCGCGCCGAGGTCGAGGGCGTCTGGCAGGACGTGCGTGACGGCATCGTCCGCTCGCTGAGCGTCGGCTACCGGGTCTATCGCTACGAGGAGACCGAGGGCAAGGGGAACAAGTTGCCCATCCGCAAGGCGACCGACTGGGAGCCGCACGAGCTGTCCATGGTCCCGATCCCGGCCGACGCAGGCGCGAAGGTCCGGGCGGGCGACAAGAGCCTGGTGCACCCCTGCGAAATCGTGTGCGCGGCAACGCGCGAGGAGAAGCCTGTGGAACGAGCGACCCCGTCCGAGTTCATCGCGGAACAGCCGCAGATCACCCCGCCTCCGGCCCCTGCGCCGCCGGCGGTGCCGACCGAAGCGGACCAGGCCCGCGAGGCCGAGCGGGTGCGCGTGCAGGGCATCCTCACCGCCTGCCGCGTCGCCAAGCTGCCGCAGTCGTTCGCTGACGGGCTGATCTCCTCGGGCAGGTCTCTGCTCGAGTGCCAGTCGGAGGTCTTCAGCGAGCTGGCGAAGCGGAACGCGCAGGGCGATGGCCCCAGCAACATCCCCAGCCGCATCGAGGTCACGGGCGACGACCCGTTGGTCCACGAGCGCGCCGGCATCGAGGAGGCGTTCCTGCATCGGATGCACCCAGAGCAGGAGGTCATCACCACCGAGCAGACCCCCGAGGGCCGCGTCGTCACCCGCAAGAAGGTGGGCTTCCCGCTCACCGATCGCGGGCGCCGCTATCGCGGCATGCGCGCCCTGGACGTGGCGCGCGTCTACCTGACGGCCGCGGGCGTGCGGGTCACGTCGCTGTCGCCGATGGAGCTGGCTGGCTCCGCGATGGGTCTCACGCTCCGGACCGGCGGCATGCACACGACGACGGACTTCGCGAACCTGCTGGCGGACCTGCCGGGCAAGGTCCTGCGCCAGGCCTACATGGAGGCTCCGCAGACCTTCGCGCCGCTCACCCGCCGGACGAGCCTGGCGGACTTCAAGCCGAGCAGGCTGCTGCAGCTCGGCGAGGCGCCCGCCCTGCTGAAGGTCCTCCAGCACGGCGAGTTCACCAGCGGGACGATCGGCGAGTCGAAGGAGCAGTACCAGCTCGAGACCTACGGTCGGAAGTTCGCGATCACCCGCCAGGCGCTGGTCAACGACGACCTCGACGCCTTCGCCCGGGTGCCGCTGGCGTTCGGCCGCCAGGCCCGCAACCTCGAGTCCGATCTCGTGTGGACGCAGATCGTCAGCAACCCCACGATGGGCGACGGCGTCGCGCTGTTCCACGCGACCCACGGGAACCTCGCCGGCTCCGGCGGCGCGATCGACGTGACCACGCTCGGCGCGGGCCGCGCCGCGATGCGCAACCAGAAGGGCATCGACGCTGCGACCTACCTCAACGTGAACCCGCTCTTCCTGATCGTGGCTCCTGACAAGGAGACGATCGCGGACCAGTTCGTGAACCCCATCCAGCCGCAGCAGGCGGGGAACGTGAACCCGTTCGCCGGCCGTCTCTCCGTGATCGCCGAGCCGCGCCTGGCAGGCCTCAGCGGCGGCAGCACGACCGCCTGGTATCTGGCGAGCAGCCCGAACGACATCGATATCATCGTCCTCGGCACGCTCGACGGAGAGAACGGCCCGATGGTCGAGAGCCGCGTCGGCTTCGACGTCGACGGCCTCGAGATCAAGGTGCGGCACGACGTCGCGGCGAAGGTCGTCGATCACCGCGGCCTCTACAAGAACGCCGGGGCCTAAACGCCGAAGGGCAAGGAGAAGAGCGCATGAAGACCGACGTTCAGGAAGGCAAGTTCCTGACCTTTGTCGCCCCTACGGGCGGAGTGGTGTCCGGTACCGGCGTGAAGATCGGCGACATCCTTGTGATCCCGATGGAGACGGTGGCCCAAGGCGTGCCGTTCGTCGGCCAGACG